GGCATTTTTGATACGTCAGGGACAGCTCAGGGACAGCTCTGGGACATATTCGCCAAAATCGGGTACACAATGTTTTAGTCAAACTTCATTGCATTGGGCCGAAGGGCATGATACAATGGCAATGTTCTATAAAACGGGAGACTAAAATGATTGCATCAGCGTACTATAACTGTCTCAATGCACCCGACAAAGAGCTTGCGGGCGAGGCAAGGTTCCTCCGGACGATCTGTCCAGCGTTTGTATCGCTACCGAGGCTGTTCGAGGTTATCTGGCAGAGGCGAAGACCGCAGGGCGAGCGGGAGCATGAAGTCATTGCTGAGGTCAGGCTTGACACGATCAGGGAGGTTAGGAACATCCTTGAAGTGTTCAACACTGCAGTGTATCCGAATGTCTAAAGTCGTGCGCGGCGGGACACATAACTTTGTTGACGCGGCCCGCCCGCCCATTATATAATGTCGAATATGGAACACCTCGGGCACACAGACTTCTACGAGATCGTCCTAGGGGATGTTGTCATTGCGGACATTGGGATATTCCGCAGCGAGGACGATATGACGCAAACCCAGCCAGAGGCGGATAGGCTTGCGACTCGGCTCGGGGCCACGGCTCACTATGATCGCTGCTGCGAGGCGTATCTTCCATGAACGCAGCCCTCTGGGAACGCAAGCTCGCAGCCTGCGTCCTTGGCGCAATCATTGTCCTTGCGCTCGGCATGAGGGAGGCGAAGGGGGCAGAGGCATCAACACAGTCGCGTAAGCCCTGGACCATCGGCCAGTGCGACAGGCTGGCGGGCCGCAGCGCGAGCGCTGTGTTCAATCGGTCTATATACTCTAGAGGCGGGTGGCCGCTATGGCAAGTCGTCTGTGTGTTTCCAATCTTGGCGGTGCGCTAGCACCGTCCCCGGTACGGACACAGTGGAAGCTATCGACGAGATCGTGTCTGCCTTGTCTTGCTACTTCGCAGACGAAAGCGAGTCCTTCGATTCAATACGATTTGCTAACGCCTGCGGCGTTTGATGCCCCGCCCGCGTACCCTCGACGCCCACCCTCAGGAGTTCTTCGCCTTCACAGAGGAGCTCCTCACGGTCCCTTCGAGAACGGTGGACTGTGGCGGGCCCGGGCCACGCAAGGCCTTCGCCCTCCGGGCTGGGATGTACCACTTCTGGGCGCGCCTCCGCGCCGAGGTCGAGGCCCGCAAGTTCAATCTCGAAGACCTTGACGCTCTGGCGTCCATGCTCGTCGCGGGCGGGAAGCTGCCCGACAGCGCGGACGGGCGACTGCTCAGGGCGCTCTACCGTGTCGCGTCGAACACAAGCATTTCGATCGAAGGCACCGCCACCGTCCGCTTCCAGCCCAAGTCCCAAACTTCCCTCGCCGCCGTGCTCGCGGAGAATCTTGCCACGCCAGCTGAGCCGCTTGCGGATGGAGGGGCAGGGCTGCTTGCGGAGCTTGAGCGCGGGCCGCAGGCTAACGAAACTTGATTGATTTCGGGCGCGGATATGGTATCATAACCGTATGCGGATAGACGGAAATTTCTCGTTGGTGCGCATCACGCAGGGCGATCAGGAAGTCCAGCTCACGCGAGGGCAGATGGAATCCTTGGTAGTTAAGCTCAACGAACGACTTGCGAAGAACCCATGACTGGAAAGCCCGCCCCGATGGCCGATGACGTTAGAGTGCAGATACGCTGTTGGCAGTGCGGCGGTGCGCTGACCAATCCGTTCAAGCGCCCGGTCGAGGGTGTTGAGCGAACTTTACCTCTCGGCGAGAAAGTTAGGTTGCACAAGATTTGCGCGGTCACATTCGACGCGGACCAGGCTGATCGCATCCTGACTGCCAAGCCGATCGACGAAACATTCTCTATCAAGACGAAGGAATAGCTCAATGGCCGATGACGCACTGACGAGAAAGGATGCGGAGATGGGGAGGCTGACGAGGGAGGAGATTGAACTCTGGCGCAAGATTTGTGAATCGCACTGGGTAACAGACACAGAAGGCGTTTTTCTCTCGCATGCTGAGTCAGCGCGACAAGCGAATACCCTCTGCGACCTCGCCCTCCGCGCCCTCTCACTCGAATCCGTGCGCGAGGAGGTGTTGGCGAAGCATAAGAGCGCTGTGCTAGAGGAAATTGCATTCGTCTGCAATGTCTATGCGAACGAAGGCAACCGTAGCGGGAAAGAGTATGTTTACGATACTGTTGCTGAACTGACTGCCCGCATCCGCGCCCTCCAGCACGCCCCCGCTAGGGTGGCGGAGGGTGAGCCATTTCCGGTCGAGTTGATGTCGCATTCGATGGATGATGACAAGCGCTTCATGGCCCGCAAGATTCTTAAACTCCAGCGCGTCGAGAAGGCGTATTGCGCCGCGAATGACTATATCAATGCACTTGCCAACGCATCGGTTACAGCGGAGTCTCTGGAGAAAATAAGAGACGCTTACTGGCAAGCCGTGAGGGAGGTTCAATGACAATCGCTGCTTTCAAAGGAACGTGCCCTACTTGTGGGCATGACCATGATGCTGACAATGCCGAGTTTCAACGTCTACTCAAAGCACCAGCACCCAAATCTCCCGCCAAGGAGCACCCTCAACTGTCTCGCCTCAGTACGCTCTGTCCCGAGTGTGGCGCTACGGGAGAACATTGGGACGATTGCCCTAGAAAGTCCGCCAAGGAGCAGCCGGGGGAAAATCAACGTGCAGTGCCGGGGGAACATCAGGCAGACACAAACAGGTCTGCACCGGTATCTGCACCCGACGTGGCAGCGATGGTGGAGCGGCTGAACGAGGCTGCTGAGTATTTCGAGCAATCTCAGCACAAAGCACGATGGGATTACACGATAGAAAAGGAGAAGGACATCGCCAACAGTCTCCGTCAAGCCGCCGCCCTCATCGAGAAGCTCGGGCAGGGGTGGATTCCGGTGAGCAAACCATTCGAGCGGTATCCAAGTAGTGCTGAGCTTGTTTTGGTCACCACTGAACATCCTGACGAGCCAATACGACTCGGATATCACCTCAGCGGTCAATGGCGGATCATGAGCCACGACAGCAAAGCGTTCCTAGTTGACAGCAAATATCCGATCACCCACTGGATGCCCCTCCCACCCCCACCGGAGCGCTCATGACTGAGAACAATGATTTTGTACGAGGCTTCAAAGAAGCGCAGGCGCAAATTATTCAATTGCTCAAAGTGGTAGACGCTTGGATAGATCATGGAACGAAATCTTACGCATCTTCTGCCGAGATAGAGGCGCGCATAAATGCACTCAAACCAGAAATAAGAAAACAGGAGCGCCCATGACCGACGATAAGCGTGCGGACGAGATTGAACGGTTAGCGATGCTGTCAGAAGCCGCTGGCCCTGATGCTTATGCTAAATTCCACACTGCGCTGGAAATCTGGTTCCGCGCCAACCTCGCCGTCCTGCGCCGCCAGCCGCCTGAGGCGCTCAAGGCCGCGTACTTTGAAGGCTACGAGGATGCGCTGAAGGATCGCCAGCTGTCGAGCGACCAAGTGCTCGCCGAGATGATTCTGAAATGTCGGGACGCTTTAATCCAAGCTGACTATATCGAGGCGTGGCACTGGCTTTACCAGCTCCAGGAGAAAGTCGGGACTGGGTACGATCCATACAAACCGTGGGAGCACTTGGAACGACTGCTCTCCGCCGCCGAAGCCGAGGGGAGGGGGACGTGAGTGATGCACAGAAGGCCGATAGGAAGGCAGTTCATGCCGATCCTGAATTGCTCGATTACTGGCGAACTCTACCCGCGCCTTCTAATGAGCGTTTGGCTGTGGAGATCATCGAGACGCTCCAACGCGAGCTTCAACAATGGACGAAATGGGGAATTGTAGAGATTTCTATCCGTAACCAATCTGTAGCTGATTACTGCACCCACTGGGAGGGGCGCGCAGAGAAGTCCGAACGCCGCCTCGCCCAGGCGCAGGCCCGCGTCGCGGAGCTGGAGCGCGAAGTATTCAACAAGCAGAAGGTAATAGAATGGAATCTCACACATCAAACTTCGTTGCGCCCGCCCGTGGCGGGTGTATAATCCAATCTCGCCCATCCGGGCGGCGGGCAACATAGCTGACGGCCCTATAAAGGTCAGCTAAAACAGGAGAAATCAAGATGGCCGAAGTAAACCAAGTCACAATGAACGACGGGCGCAGCGTGGGATTCGCGGGCGAGCGCAAGATGCAGAAGAGCTACAAGACGGACGGCGGGAAGGTCACCGTCCTGTTCGACTTCGTCAACGGGCAGAGCATCTCGTTTGAGCTGCCCGACGCCCTGGTCCTCCAAGCCGCGGGCCACGGAGTGTCCCAAAAAGCGGGCGACAGTGCGGCGGGCGAGAAGAATGTCGAAGACATGATCCTCGCCGTGCAAGACACCCTGGACAACCTTGCGAAAGGGAACTGGAAGGCCTCCCGCGAAGGTGGCGGGTTCGGCGGAGCCGGTGTGGTCGTGCGGGCACTGTGCGCCGTGTTCGGCAAGACACCCGAGCAGATCAAGGCCTGGGTTGACAGCAAAATCGCCGAAGCGGAGAAGCGCGGGCAGAAGCTCACCCGGCAGGCGCTTTACGCTTCGTTCCGATCCTCGGATCGAGTCGGCCCGAAGATCCGCGAGCTCGAGTCTGCAGCCGCAAAGAGCGCGGCTGGCGTGGATGCCGAAGCAATCCTCGGAGAACTCGCGTAACGAACAGCCCGATCCCTCCTCGGGAAGTGCGCCCTACCGTTGCATGACGGCAGGGTGTGCGGGAACAGGCCCCTACGGGGGCCTTTCCTTTAAGTAGGAGGACCACTCTCTCATGATCCATCTAAAGTCCCTTACACCAGAAACCTACGTGGCTTTGGAGCGCGTCTGCGGTAATTACGAATGGCCCGATCTGCATCCTTGGGAACAACCGGAGATTGTGGCATGGCTTTCATTCAAGCTCCGATTCGTCGCCGATAGTGATGACGCATTCCCGCGAGGCAAGTGGGCAACGATCCAGCGGCTTCAGGCAATGCTTGAGGAACACGCAGAGCGCGAGGTAAAGGGCGACAACGAACGTTTTTCGGCGAGGCCAGCATGAGCAGCGTTCTCTGGACGCGAAGAAAGTATCCGTGCGGTTGCGCGGCTGTTGGCGATGGTGATATTCCGGCGTATTGTGCCGAACACGGCAAGCCCCCTGATAGTCCGGTCAATCGGCTCATACGCTTCGTCGAAAGCGTGCAGGCGCAGAGCTATCAAACACTCTGGGAGGTCACAAAAGACGCGCCCTCAGAAAAAGATGTGCCGGTTTCGTTGACTGACCGCCGCAACATCGAAGTGCGCAAGATTCTCGGTTTCAATGACGCTCGAAGCGCCTTGGAGGATTTGCTGCTGATGGTCGAGCAAGGTTGGCTTGTGCGAGACACCCGCGGAGACTACTCGGAAGCTAGCTTCTGGCCCCGCACGGCGGAATTTGTTGAGCGTCTAGCGAAGGCCCAGAACGCGCTCATCAGAATGAATCATGTCCGGGACTATCCCACAATGGAAGAAGTCGCAGAGAAGACAGCCGCCTCGAAAGGTGCGCCGCCGCTTGATATGACGCTCTTAGTACCCGGCTTCCATGTGGTCATTGAGGAGCGCGACAAGCTCAGAAACGCGCTTATGACGGCGCTCCACTACATGCGTAATGCGGGCGCGAACATTGACCGCGACTTTCCGGAAATTGCCGAAGCCAAAGCCCTCACCGTGCGCAATCAACGCAAGCCACAGCCAGTCGATCCCGTATGATTTTCGCTGTCGGCACTGCATTTATTCTAGGCTTTGCCTGCGGTTTTCTACTCATGCTCGGATTGGCTGAATGAACTATCCCGGCCAGCCACCAGCCTTTCTATACCAGATCACAGCCCGACACTTCGTCGCTGGCTTCGAGCGACGGGCAGACGTCGTAGCGAAGGCGGCTCCAATCATCCGCTACATGGAAGGGTGGGGGATGCCTCAAGTCGAGAACTACTGCAGATCCAAGCACTGGACACTGGAACGCTTGCCCCAGCGGGCGTAGCCTGCCGGGCCGCCCGAACACCGCTATTTTCATAACTTTGTTGCATTCGTCAACGGATATGATATCATAGACGTATGCGGGTTGACGGAGGTCGATCCGCCTCACTCGGAGGATTCATGCAAAGCCTGAACGAAATGCCCGAACCCACAGCAGACGATCTCCGCGCTATTGAGATGGACGAACTCGACGCCGAGCTCGCCCGCGCCCTTGACGCGAAGCGATCCGCCATCCCCCTGAAGGCAAAGCGGCGCGACGCTCCGGCGGGCATCCAGCGGCTCGACAGCCTCTACAAGGACCCGGCGAACTGGACGCCTTGGTCCAATGTTACGCTGGTCCATCAAGCCAGCGGACGAGGTGGCGCACACGATCTCGCAGACGATCTTGCAACAGCGCCCGTGGACACCATCCTCGGCTTCTTCATCTCCTACCGCCACGCCACCGTCATCGGGGCGCGCAAGCTTGTCCGCGGTGCAGCCGATCCCCTCCTCGGCCACGAGGTCGAATACGTCAGCGATCCTTGGTATCTCCACAACTCCGAGGAGCGCTACCGGGCGGAGCCCTCGACCGAGCTCCACTTCACCGTTGCAATGCAAATCGTCCTTGATGATGGGCTGGCGAGCGAGGGCGAGCATGTCGTCCATGTCGGGGCGACGAGGGGCGTAGGGATACGGCGGGCCGTCCTCGATACAGCCATTCGGCTGTCTGGCCCGCGGGTTATCCTCTATCTCCCGGCGGGCTTGGACATCATCGAGGGCTTGACCAAGGAATGCAAGATGAAACTGAAGGAGGCGTTCGATGCACAGAGCTGACATTACTCAAGTCGGGACGAGGTTTGAGATAATCAAGGGCAGTCGAGCCCTTGGAGCCCGAGGCACCGTCATCCAAGGGCTCCATTTCGACGAGGCGGGCGCCTTCGGCATCAGTGTAGAGGTCGAAGGCTTCCCCTTACCTGCCATCAGGCCGAAGAGTCGTCATCCGGGCTGGATGGTCGTAGCCCGAAAGCTGAGTTATCTGCGTCCCCTTAATGACGAGGAACCCGAAGCCCGCTTCACTACGGAAGAGACAAGTGCCCCATCCTCGTAACGTCGAGCCCTCGGTCCACCTCGGATGTTGGATACCGCAAGGCCTCCACGACCGCCTCAAGGTCCAGGCGTACTCCACGCTTCACGGCAAGATCCCCCCAAAGGGCCTGACAACCATTGTGAGCGCGGCGCTCGGCCTATACTTCGATGTGCTGGACGGCAAGAAGTCTATACAGGAGACCTGATGTATTCGCCCGAAACGAAAGCTGAGATCGACTCGATCCGAGCGGCGTTGCCGCTTGTCCCAAACGACGAGGCGCACCAGCCCGAGCGCCTCGCCCTCATGCGTCGGGCCGTCGCCCTGATGCGGGAGGGCCGCATCGCCGCCGCACAGACCTCTGCGAACTCCAAGGCCCGCAAGGCCAAGGCTGTGGTGGTGGACGGGGATGCGCTGCTGGCGGATTTGGAGGGCGGGCCGTGACCTTCCGTCAGTGGGAAGCGGTCCAACGATGGATCGACGCCAAGATCAAGCTCGAAGCGCTGAAGGCGGTGCACTCCTCGATCGACACACACGACTGCGAAGAGGAACTCCATCAAGCTAACGAGGCTGTCCGAGCAGCGATCTATGCTGAACACGATGACTAAACTTGTAATTATAATCGTAGTCGTCGCCCTCCTCGCCTGCTTCGTTTGGACCGCTCGGGACTGGGATGAGTGACCCCTTCCTCATGCTCTCCCTCGCAGTGCTCCTCGTTCTGTGGCTGGCGGTGTCATGATCTGGCTACTCCTCTACTATATTGTAACCCTAGCGCTGGTAGTGTGCGCACTCCACAAGCACCCACCTAAGCATCACGAACGAACTGCAGAGGAATGGTTTATAGCGATTATGCTCTGCTGGCTAATCTGGCCCGCGGCTATCCTCGACCTGAAGGAAATAGAATGACCGACTTTCCCAAGGTTGTGGATTCCACTCTCCTCGCTGCCGCCCGGGCCTGTGGTCAGAAGGCTAACCTCTCTTCGTTTGAACATTACAAACCGACCGGCATCTCCGTCCACCTCCACGCGGGCCGAGCCTACGCTAGCGGCTTGGAGCGTGCCCGCCGTTCCTTCTATGAGGGTGGGTTCAGCGCCCCAGACTCCATCGCCCACGGCTCCGCCGCGCTGATGGAGGAGTATGGAGACTACGTCGCGCCCGAAGGCTCCGCCAAGACCCTCGACCGCATGCTTGGGGCTCTCGAGTTCCATTTCGACCGCTACCCTCTCGGGGCGGACGGGACGGAGCCGATCCTCATGCCCTCGGGCAAGCGCGCGATCGAATTCAGTGGCGCGGAGCCCCTCCCAATCATGCACCCCACGAGCGGGGAGCCATTGGTCTACTCCTGGCGGGCGGACCAAGTCGTCTCCTTCGCCGATGGCGTCTGGGTCCACGACGATAAGACATCGACCAGCCTCGGCTCCTACTGGTCCACCCAGTGGGACCTCCGAAGCCAGTTCACCGCGTACTGTTGGGGCGCGGGGATGCAGGGGATCAAGGTTACAGGCGTCCTTGTGAGGGGGGTGTCGATCCTGAAAACCCGTTACGATACCTTGCAACACACAACATATCGACCGGCTTGGATGATAGAGAGGTGGCTACAACAGACCGTTCGAGACTTGGAGAGGTTGATTCTCCAATGGAAAACAGGCCGATGGGACTTCAATCTAGACGACGCATGTACCGCTTATGGCGGTTGTCAATTTCGACAAGTCTGCATGGCAGAAGATCCAAAGCCTTGGCTAGAGATGGGCTTTGAAAGACGCAAATGGGACCCGCTAACGAGGACGGAGACACCTCTGTGAACAGAACGCATGGCATCGGCCCAGACTTCTTCGAAGCCTGCTGCGCTCGCAAATCTTGGGAGAACAAACAATGAAAGTCCCCATCACCACCATCCTCCACGACATAGAGGGCATCCCTTTGCGCGACGCCGCCATCCGAGACACCAACGGCAAGGTCCTGCGGCCCGAACGCGACTTCACATTGCGGAAGGCCTGCACCGAAGCCCTCCAGGCCCTCAACCTCACGGGCGACGCGCCCGACGGAGAGGAGCGCTTCAAGCGCTACCAGCTCGCCCTCAAGGTCATGTCAGAGCCCGAGCCCGACCTCACGGCGGACGAGATTGTCAAGCTCAAGAGGCTCATTGGGCTGGCGTTCGGGGCTATTGTGGTGGGGCGGGCTTACGAAATCCTCGACCCAACGCCCTCAAAGGCATGAACCACATCGACCTCTCGAACTCGGCGTTCGACTTGGAGTGGTGGATCGAAGGGACGCGCTATGCGCGGGTCAAGACCGCGGAATCCGGTGATGGCTTCGCCTATTTCTGTGAAGCCTGCGAGGCGGTCTGGGCGGCGAAGTATTTTCCAAACAGGGCGGTTATGCGATTCTATGGAGCCTGTGCGGGCTGCCCTCCCTCTCGGGGCGAGGTTCCAGGATCGCTAATCCTCTGGTTCCACGACGAAATGGAAAGAATGCCAGCGGTGCTGGTACAGCGCGAGTACGAGATTCACTTGAAACATTACCTTGAGGAGACCTCCCATGAGCGCGACACGCTCAAGCAAGCAGCCTAGCATTCTCGAACAGCTCGACGACACCCGCCAAGAAGTCATCGAGGCAATGAAGCGAATCCAGGCCGAACTGGCGAAAATCCAAGAGCAGCTCGATCGGATCGGCTCGCTGTGAGCGCCGTCCTCGCGCCCGCGAAGAGCCCGCTAGTCGGGCCAAAGATCCTCCTAATGGGTGAGGGCGGTAACGGCAAGACCCACGCCATCCGAACGCTGTGCGATGCGGGGATCAAGCCATATGTCATCGCGCTGGAGCCTGGCTACGAGGTCTTGGGGGACGTGCCAGCCGCTAGGCTGGGCTGGCGCTATATCCCGAGGCCCGCGGGCGACTGGGCCAAGCTCACGGAGGACGCCCAACGGATCAACACCCTGACCTATGCCTCGCTGAGCCAGCTCCCCGATCCGAACAGGGGGAAGTACACCCGCTTCGTCGATATCCTATCCGCGCTGTCGAAGTTCAAGGATGACCGGACGGGAGAGGAGCTTGGAGCGGTGGACACATGGGGGACGGGCCGAGCCATCGTCATAGACCACCTCTCCGAGCTCGTCCGGGCGGGTATCGAGCTCACGGTCGGCGGGAAACCCGTTATGTCCCAGCCCGAATATATGATCACGCAGAACAATATCGAGAACCTCCTCCGGCAGCTTGTCACAGTAACCCGATGCTGGGTCGTGGTCATCGCCCACCTCGACCGCATCCTCGATGAAGTCGGCGGCGGGACTAAGATCATGCTCCAGAGCTTGGGCAAGGCCCTCTCCCCGAAGCTCCCCCAGATCTTCTCCGATGTTATCCTAGCGAACAGGGAGGGGAAGAAGTTTACTTGGTCCACGGCGGCGAGCGGGGTCGTTCTCAAGACCCGCAACCTCCCGATCGAAGATGGGATGCCGCCAAGCTTCGGCCCGATCGTCGAGCGTTGGAAGTCGAGGGGCGGGATAATCGAGTAACACGGCGACCGAGTCCGCAACCCGGCAAACCTAACCTTAACCACACAGGAGCTTTATGAATTTCGACCCACAAGAATTTCTCAACAGTCCCCAACAAGCCTCGTTCGATACTCGCTTTCCGTTGCACAAAGCGGGCGACTGGGACGGCTACATTGGCTCGGGGGACAAGGACATTGTGATCCGGTCCTTCGACTCCCAAGACAAGGAAACGGGCCAGCCCGTCACCTACACCGTGATGGAAGTCGGGATGTACACCGACAATCCCTCCGCCCTCAGTGACGGGGCTGTCGCTCCCGCCCGCTGTCGCCTGAGCATCTTCCTCGACATGGCACCCGACGGCAAGGGGCTCGACCTCGCGCCCGGCAAGAATCGCGGGCTGGGCTACCTCCTCACCGCGACGGGCCACCAGGACAAAACGGGCAAGCAGATCAAGCCCTGGAGCAAGACCTCCCTCGCGGGCATGAGGGTAAAATATCGCGTCGGCCACAGCCCAAACAAGAAGACGGGCGAGCTCCAAGCCGACGTGACGCAAGTCGCTGCACCCGTCTGAGCCACGGAGGTTCTTCTTTCCTCTTCCCTCCGCAGACGGCTTCGCTCCCACGGTTCGTCCTCCCTCCCCTTCGGGCCGTGGGGGCCTTTTTAGATCGAGAACTATGCAAATTATCGACATCGCAAGAATCATAATCCTGCCAAACCGGCAGCGCAGAGAGTTCGATCCAGAAAGGTTGCAGGGCTTGCAGTCCTCCATCGGAAAGGTCGGCTTGCAAAATCCCATTGTTGTACGGCTCCCGACAGCGGAGGAGGCCCCGCTAAGCTCCCAAGGGTGGGTGCTCGTTTCGGGGGAGCGCAGGCTCCGGGCCGTGCGCGACATGAATGAGTTTGGAGAGGCTGTGCGATACGAGGGGCGGGCGCTCGACCCAGGCCAAATCCCCGCCACCCTCGACACGGAGCTCAAGCCTCTCCCCGCCCGAAGGGCCGAGCTCGAAGAGAATCTCCGCCGAGATAACCTCTCTTGGCAGGAGGAGACCGCAGCCATCGCAGAGATAACCCAAGTCGAGAATGACCTCGCCAAAGCGGAGGGGCGACCTGCGCCCGCGATCTCCGACCTCGCAGACGACTACCTCGCCCCCAAGCGGGCGGGCATGAAGGACTCCTCCGGAGACGCTCAGTATGCCATCCGACTCCTTGTGGCGCCGCACCTCAGTGACCCTGATGTTGCGAAGGCAAAGCATGTGGACGAGGCCATTGGCATTCTCCGACGGAAGGCGGATGCTGCGCGACATGCTGAAATGGCGAGGGTCGTGGGGGCATCGTTTTCGGCTCGGGACCATACCCTCCTTCAGGGTGATTGCATCGCCCTCATGGCGGGGATGGCGGGGGCACAGTTCGATGTCATTCTCACCGACCCGCCCTACGGGATCGACGCTCAGGATTTCGGTGATGCGGGCGGGAGGTTGGTCTCGCAGACGCATGGGTATGATGATGTGGGCGGGGAGGCTTGGGAAACGTTGATGTGCGAGTTCGTCCGCCAGAGCTGGCGCGTCGCTAAGGATCAAGCCCACGCCTACGTCTGTTGCGACATCGACAAGTTTCACTTCCTGAGCAACCTCATGGAGTCCTTCGGGTGGTATGTGCACAGGACGCCGCTTATCAACTATAAGCTCGATGGCTCGCGGGTCCCGCTACCCGAGCATGGTCCCCAACGGAAATGGGAGCTCGTTCTATATGCAATCAAAGGCTGGCGTAAAGTTACGAGGATTTATTCTGACGTTATCGAAACGAGAGGAGATGTTAATTTATCTCATGGCGCCCAGAAGCCCGTCGCACTATTTGAGAATCTACTTAAGAGGTCCGTCCGGCCAGGTGACAGCGTACTCGATCCTTTTGCGGGAACAGGGACGATCTTTGTTGCAGCGCATAACGCCCTCTGTCGCGCCACCGGCATCGAGCTCGACCCTATCTACGCCGGTATCGCAGCGGCCCGGCTCCAAGCGCTGAAATGACCCACGACGAACCAACATACCAAGCTGTCTGCACCTTCTTGAGGGAGTCCGAGAAGGCCGTTCTCATCGAAATCCAACAGGAGGAAATGTGGATACCCTTAAGCCAAGTCCGCGAGATGCACAAGCCCCCAAGCGGGGAGGGCAGGATCGTGATGACCGCTTGGATCGCCAAGCAGAAGCATCTCATCTAGCCCTCGGGCGCCAGGACCGGCGCTCCCCTGCCGAGCGGGAGCTCGACTTCCAGATGGCTGTGAGTGATGCGAGGAGGATCTGTGAGCGTCACTCCTAACCCTGAAGGAGAGCGCTGTGAGAATTGTAACTTCTTCTTCCAGACTGAGCCCGACCGTGAGCTCAATCGGCAGACTGTCTGCCGCCGCTTCCCTCCCACTGGCATCGCCATAAGCAACCCTCGCGGAGGGGTGGCAACGATGGCATTCTTCCCTGCGATCACGGTGACCTTTTGGTGTGGGGAGTGGGCGCCGGGCAAGGTCATTGTGAAGCAATGACCCTTCCCATCACCATCAACATTGAGAAGGCTTGGAGCGACGGGCTGTGGAGCTGGCGCCCTGCGTTCCTGTATCTTGACCTCAAGTATCCGCATTGGCATACCTTCGCCGTGAGTTGGGGCCGCTGGGGCGCTCGGTTCGTCGTCCAGCTCCCTTGGCGCAAGCCTAGATGACTCTCCCTATCGGGGGCGGCAACCCGAACGCCAGAATCTTTATCGTGGGAGAGGCTTGGGGCGCGGACGAAGCGCGGGCGGGCAAGCCCTTCGTTGGGATGAGCGGGATGGAGCTCGACAGGATGCTCCATGAGGTCGGGATCATGAGGTCGGAGTGCTATGTCTCCAATGTCGTCAACGCGCAGCCCGCGGGCAACGACATCCGAGCGTGGATACCGCTAACGAAGAAAGAGATAACGCCTGATTGTGTTCGCCTGCGCGACCGGATGGTCAAACCCATCCTCCTCGCGGGCTATCATTCCCTCTTAAAGGAGATCGCTCTTGTCAAACCTACCCTTATCCTTGCGTTGGGGAACACGCCGCTCTGGGCGCTTACGGGCCGTTGGGGTATTACGAAGTGGCGGGGCTCACAGCTTGTCCAGAATGCAGCGGACCTTACGGACGCGGTCCCGAATCCGCCTGTTAAAGTCATTCCGACGTATCATCCGGCAGCTATCCTTAGACAGTGGGACTGGCGGGCAGTCGCGCTCAATGACCTCCGCAGAGCTAAGCGCGAGTCTACATCTTCGATATACAGACTTCCTGACTGGACATTCATTATTCGACCCTCCATCATCCAAGCACTAGGAACGCTAGGAGCTCTTTATGCGCGGTGCTCGCAAGGCCCAACCCTCCTCTCATTCGACCTCGAAACAAGAGCTGGTCAAATCGCTTGTGCTGGCATTGCGTGGGATAAGGAGAATGCAATCTGCATCCCCTTTATGGCAGTCGGGCAACCCGAAGGTTATTGGCCTCCAGAAAAGGAAGCGATGGTCTTGTCCATGTTGCACAAAGTTCTTTCCCATTCTAACGCCCGAGTGCTTGGCCAGAACCTCCTCTACGACTGCCAGTACACCTGGAGGCACTGGCACTTCGTCCCGAGGGTGACGTTCGACACGATGATCGCCCACCACACCGCCTTCGCCGCTGCCGCGGGTCCCGACGATACCTCCCTCGCCAAACACAAGAAGGGCACCAAGAAGCATCAGGGCGGGTTCAAGAAATCGCTCGACTTCCAAGCCAGCCTCTACAACGAGCACTATATCTACTGGAAGGACGATTCCAAGGAGTGGGACCCCGCCATTGGCGAAGAACAGTTCTGGCGCTATAACTGCCTTACAGGGGAAACACTAGTGTTAAACGGTCTCTCCCAATGGACAAGGCTGGATCAACTAGCAGTTGGAGAGCCAGTTCTCGCCTTTGATGAGGAACAAACCGGGACACGATATTCAAGGAAGCTTCGGGCTGCGATCGTTACAAACAAAGTCTTCAGACAGGCTACAGTTATCCGTGTCTCTTTAGAAAATGGTGAGTTCCTTCGAGGGACGCCCGACCATAAAGTCTTTGTCCAGACCATTATTGGTGGAAAGTGGAAAGGCTCTGGTTGGAAACAACTTCAGCAACTTCAAGTAGGCGACCTAGTTCTCTCTGTAGGGAGGCCTTGGGAAGTAGTTAATCACTTCGAAGGTGGTTGGATGGCTGGACTTCTAGACGGAGAAGGAACAATCGGAGCTTCTTACAAAGGAGATCATCACTTCGCGCGAATCTCCTTCTCCCAAAAGGAAGGCGCCGTCCTCGAAGAAGGAAAACGAATCCTGCTAAAATATGGTTTCAAGGTAAATCAAGCTTCTAAAGCCAACGCCGAATATGTAGATTTCAAGGGGGGACTCCGTGAATATCTACGCGTTTTAGGAATGTTTCCTACAAAGCGCTTAATGCTCAACTTCATAAAAGGAGCAATCCAGCACGGCTGGAGTGGGTTCGCTCAGCTTGAAAGAACAAAGGTAACAAAGATCGCACCGGAAGGGATAGACACAGTCTATGATATAACTACTACTGCTGGAACTTTCATAGCCAATGGTGTCGTAGTCCATAACTGCGAGGACGCAGTCCGAACAATGGAATGCGCGGAGGTCCTTGGTGTCCGTCCTTAGCTCGATGGGCTTGGAGGAGCAAAACGCCTTTCAGCAGAGGCTGTTTTGGGCGGCGCTTCGGGCGATGCAACTCGGGATAAAGATTGATCCGACCGCCAAGGCTGACATAACCCAAGAGCTCGACGCCGCGATGGATACAACTAAGGTCTGGATCGAAACGGTCCTCGGCCATACGATAAACCTTCGCTCCCCCAAGCAGATGCTTACCCTTTTCTATACCGACCTCGCCCAGAAGGTCGTGCTCACGCGGGCGAAGCCGGGTCAGCCACCCCGCCCCACCACTGACGACGAGGCCCTCGACACCATCGCGAAGCGCGAGCCGCTCCTCAAGCCTCTATGCCACAAGATCCTCCACTGGCGTAGCCTTGCAACGTTCCGAGATAACTTCATGGAGGCCAGACTCGATGAGGAGGGTCGAATGGGGTCGTCCTTCAATATATGTGGGACGGAGACATACCGCTTCAGTTCAAGCGAGAATGCCTTTGGCGTCGGGATGAATCTCCAATATATCCCCCACCCGGGCTCTCGCTCCCTGATCAAGGCCCTCGAACGTGGAGAGACCCTTCCGAACGTCAAGCGTATGTTCGTGCCCGACGAGGGATATACCTTCTTTGAGGAAGACCTCGATCGGGCGGAGTTCTATGTCGTGGTCTGGGAGGCAGATGACAAGGAGCTTAAGCTCGCGTTGCATAAAGGTATAGACATTCACTGTTTTACCGCGTGTGACCTATACCAGATCAAGGGGATTCCGCCCGAGGAGCTCACCGAGACCCACGCTAACTATAAGGAGCATCGCGCCAGGATCGGCGGGAAACGGGATTATGCCAAGCGCATCGTCCATGCGCTCGATAACACCGGCACCGCTAAGACAGTCTCCGCAACGCTTGGCACAACGCTCCAAGAAGCCCAACGTTTTATAGATAACTGGTTTGGTGCACACCCAGGTATCCCTCGCTGGCACGCTCGAGTCAAGACACAGTTAGGCGTTGGAAAGATCCCCTGCGTGTCGAATGCCTTTGGATACAAGCGCTTCTACTTTGATCGACATGATACGATCCTCGGCAACGCCGCTGCCTGGATTCCCCAGTCTACGGTCGCCTGCGTTATAAATCGGGCGTGGGTTAACCTGTGCGAACAGCTACCCGAAGTCCAGGTCCTTCTCCAAGTTCACGATTCGCTTGGCGGGCAGTTCAAGACAGCGGACACGACACGATTGTTGCCGAGGATTAATGAACTATCGCTTATAACCGTCCCCTACCCTGACCCGCTAGTTATCCCCATCTCCATCAAAACGTCGCCCGTCTCTTGGGGAGACTGCCATTGACGCGAAATTTCAGCGATTGGTTACAGGCATACGTCGATTATGCCTCCTTCACCGAGGCCCCCCGTCGGATGCACTTCTTCAGCGGGGCGGTGGCCGTTGCGGGCGCCCTGCGACGGAAGGTATGGATCGAACAGTATGCCTTCCAATGGTATCCCAATCTCTTCGTCTTGCTCGTCGCGCCGCCCGCCATTGTCTCGAAGTCCACCACGGCTGACCTCGCGATCAAGCTCCTCCGACGGGTCCCGGGCATCAAGTTCGGACCGGACGCCATAACGTGGCAAGCCCTCGTCACCTCCTTCGCCGCCTCAGCAGAGTCCTTCCAAGTCGGAGACCAATGGCTCACGATGTCCGCTATAACCTCCTGTGCGACGGAGCTCGGCAATCTCCTCGACCCACGCGATCGCCAGCTTGTCACAAACCTTATCACACTGTACGACTCGCGGGAGCTCTTCGAGAAGGTCACGAAGATGAGCGGGAACGATGTCGTGCAGAATGCTTGGTTCAACCTTATCGCTTGCACCACGCCCTCCTGGATTCAGGAGAATGTCCCCGAGGGAATGATTGGGGGCGGGCTGTCGAGCCGCATCCTCTACGTCTATGCCGAGCGCAAAGAGAAGCTCGTGGACTGGCCCGCGGACTCTGTCCCCGCGGGTATGCGGGAGACGGCGGACCTCCTCGTCCAGGACTTGGAGAGGATATCCGTCCTCGCGGGCGAATTCAGTGTAACCCCAGAGGTCAAGCTATGGAACAAAGAATGGTACGCAAAGCACTTCAACGGCGGGCAGAGCTTGGCCGACGAGCGCTTTGGCGGCTATATCAGTCGCAAGCAAACTCACATCTACAAGCTCGCTATGATAATATCAGCCGCCCAAAGAGACAGCCTCGTGATAGAACTTGGTGATGTGGTGGCTGCGAACACGATGATAACAGATCTCGAAGCCGAGATGCCCAGCGTGTTCGCCCTCGTAGGGAAGACGCCCGAGACCCGCCAAGCGGATCGCTTCATAGAGTTCATCCGAAGGCGACAGACCGTGTCCTACGAGGAAGCTTACCGCTACCTCCATGCCTTCTTCGCCGACCCGAAGCAGATCGAGGGCGTGATGCTTGCCGCTGTCCGCGCGAACTATATTGGCTATGAGCGTGATAAAGAGCGCATCGTGGCCTTTACATGGAAGGGCGGGGCGAAGCCGTAACCGAATATGATACCATATCCATGACCGTAAAGACCTCAGTCGATCAAATGCTAACCCGGGGCCTCGGGTTCTGCTGCCCCTACGCGGGGCTTGAAGCGAACCGTGCAATCTCCTGTGCCATGCTCGGCCTACGCCTTGGCGTAAGCGGGCGGGCGATCCGCTACCGCTACGACGCTGTGGCGTCGGGCGACCTCCGCTGTGAGCGGAACAAAACCTGTATGAAGGAGAAACTCGATGCCCGAACCACTAAGAAGTTGTGAGAACTGCAAGCACTATGTCCCCTACGAGGATTCTGAGCTCCTTCGGGAGACCTTTGGGAAGTGTACCTCGGGCAAGCGCCCGGGCTATGTCAACTTCGCCGAGACCTGCAGGATCGCAACGGATCTCTGCGGCCCGGACGCCATATGGTGGGAGCCCAAACCGTCTGTCTTCGAGGTCGTGGATGACGGGCCGCAGGAGCTGGACTGGGAGGACGAAGACGACGATGTCTAGCGCCCGCCGCTCAAGGCGCAGCCGTCGCTGTCCACCCTGTTCCAGTCCAACGCTCCCAGCCTGCTCCAGTTCCGAGCGGTGACGGCGGATCGTAGTTGTAGATGTTGCCGCCCTTTAGCAGGAGATAATTCACCGAGCCCTTGACCTTGACGCCGTTGCGCCAGATTGAGACCTGTCCTAGCGCAACCCCGTCCGGGTCGGGCGGTCCGGAAGTCCATATAACGCCGCCCGGGAAGACGATCTGCCCGGGCGGAATCTTGGTGCCGTCAGCCGAAATGTCAGGTATAGCAGCGACGTTGCTGCAAACTCCGGCCTGACAGGTCAGGGAGTAAGTTGCAGTCCACCCGGTGCGACCAGCGGCGTCGGCCAGGGCAGACTGAACGCCAAAGGGACGGACGGAGGAGACTCCTGACTCCCATACTTCGGATCGTTCGTGGTTATCACGGTCATTGTGATGGTATGCTGACCCACCGGAACCGCGCCCACATCGAACTTACAGATCGTGCCCGCCGGGGTTATCAGCGCTGTCGCCGGGATTACCACCTTTGGAGTCGCATCGAGGAGCACTCCGCACTGTAGTGAGGTTGTCGCCCCCGGCGCCACTGGAAGCGACTGCACAAACGGCGCTCCCCACGCTAGCGAGCTTATGAGCATCAGAACAACGCTTGCAAACGACTTCATTTGGCTTCTCCTTTCGTTCAATGATTCGACCAGGGGCATGAATGAATGCCCCACATCTGCTGCACCACCCTAGCGGGCATCCGCGTGCTTCCCAGAGCGTTCCGCCCTTCACGCCCGAGGCTTCTTAGCAAGCATGTCTCCCCTGTTACAAGCATAGAGCGCATGCTCTAAGCGGCCCCACTGCCACTCCAGATTCGCTTGGCCATCGGTCTTTGAGACCCGCCCGGCGATGAGGTCTGATCGCGCGTTGTGGTATGCCTGTACTGCCGCGTGCACCTTGCGAAGCCGCTTGACCTCGGTGCGGAACCGACCCGCCTGTCTTGACCAATAGACAAGGTAGCGAAGACGTGATGCCTTCATTTCGCACGGATCACCCTGCTCTGCACGCCCTTTCCCGCCATGCAGCGATGGAACGCCTCGCGCTTTGCTTTCTTCCAGTCCGCAGGGTGCTTCATGACGGGCGGCGCATCCTTGCACTCGGCCCGCGCCTTAGCAGGATTGGGCGCGGGCTCTGCTGCGAACGCGGACAGCGCGACGAAGGCGAGTAGCAGGACTGCAAGCTTGGTAAATCTCATGTTCCTCTCCTCAATGGAGTTTGAAATAATAGACGGCGACGGACGAGGCCCCAGCCACGAACGAGCAAACCAGCCACAAAATGAATCGTATCGCCTGCCGCCCGGCGTTGAGCTCGAGACGAAGATCTTGTGCCTTTGTGAAAGTGTCGCTCCCCACAAAGACAGCGAGGGCTGTAGCGATACAGGCTTCCATTCGAGCGGTCTGGGCGTCTGAGAAGACGGCCGTGTTTCGTCTATCCGTTGCAACAAGGTCATTCGCTATATACTCCTTGATGGTAAAGATTTCATCTTCGAGCTTGCGGACAGCGTCAGGGAGAAGGCGGGGATCATCACCGAGTCCGCTCATAGGAGAGCGCTCCGCCCGCACAGGCTAAAGCCATCATGATCAGTGCCACGGCTGGGCTAGAAAGCACTGCGATCTCTGTCCCCCCAACGGTTAGGATGACCATAAGCGTGATCCCCATTGCCACCTCGTCGCTGCGGCGATGAACAGAAGCGTAAGCTCCAACCCGACGATCCACTCCCCCACAGGCCAGCCAGCGATATAGTCGCATTCGCTTACCCCCGCCGGCACTGGCCCATCGAGCAAGGCTTGGCAGACTGCGATCTGCCCGCCCTCGAGCATCCCAATCCACATCGCTGTGACGGCGAAGTAGCCTCGCACTCGGGTCCGAAGGACGGCGCATAGAACTACCTCCCACGCTCCCCCCAAGAGATAGAACCACTCCGAGGGGGAGAACCGGGTGATCTTCGCCAAGAAAAAGGATGTATCATGGCGAAGGAACACGCCGACGAGGAGGATAGCAGCAAGCCATCTCACCGAGGCTATTTCGGGCCGGGCCCCCCACCGCTCGCGGGCACAGGCGGATTAGCCCGGGCCTTCGCTATCGCAGCGGCGAGGGCGATCTTCGCGGCGTCATCTGTTGCGGCAAGGCCATCGAGCTCCGCGTCCGTAACGTCACGGCCTTCGGCCTGGGCCTTCGAGATCAGCCCGCCGATGGCTTGGGCTCGGTCGATCAGACCGAGGATGAGGTCGATTGCAATGGCTGCGTTTCCCATGGATTATGCTCCTTTCGATGCGAGGTAAGCTTGCAGAGCTCGAAGGACCGTAGCGGTGGTATCGAGCTTGGTTGTGGCGCCCGCTGTATCCCCTGAACGGTATGCTGTCCGGGCGAGGTCGAGCGCGCTGCGGGCGGTGTCGGCTTGGGTCTGGACGTTCTGGGCATCATCGGGCGAGAGCTTACCCGCTGTGACGAGGGTTGTGGCGCTGTTGCGGATGGCGGTCACAGTCCCATACCCTACGGCGAGCTTCTGGTTGAACGTCTCGGCTGTCGGGAGGCCGAGGGCGGCGCAGGCCGTCAAGACGGCCAGAGCCCATACTGCGGCGTGGAGTCGGAGGGTTCTCATTGTGTCTGTCCTTTCGTGAGGTATCCGATAATCGCCCCAACGATGATGGTGATATTGGCCTCTTGACCGTTAAGGTCTAGGCCATACTTCGCCTTCATCAGAGTGAGCGCAACGGAGGTAACTGCGCTGGCGAGCAAGGTCGCCGTTACAGGGGCGTGGTTGGTAAGTTGGAGCTTTGGGGCGGGGACGGGGTCTGCCATAGGCAGGGTTCCTTTCAATTCCTCCACTGGTGGCGCGGCAGGCAGGATAGCCTGTCGTGTAATCTCGATGGTGATGGGGTTGGTCTCTTCGAGCTTGGTGAAGAGAGCGTTGAAAGCGGCGACGGACTCCCCAACGAAGTCGGGCGTGGTGTTCTGCCCGACGATGAGGCAATCCTTCGTGTCCTCGGCGGTATTGCCCCAGTGGATCTCGATGCCGGTGTGCTCGGGCACGTTTTGGAGGAAGGGCATCGGGCGGTGAAAGCGGGCGGAAGGCTGGAGCTTGATCTCATAGGTCCCGGCGGGGATAGGGTCGGGCGGCTCGAGGACGAAGCACTCGAAGACCTCGTTGACGAACAGTCGGGAGATCGTCGAGCGCGGGCTGTGGGCTAGAGGGTCGAGTCGGAGCTTCATGGCTCCTTCCTAAGCTTGTCCAGCCCATTGTCGAGCATAGGGTCCCGATCCTCCCTCCGCAGGAGCCTATACTTCTGGAGGACCTCCACCGCGAATGTCCCCACACCCTCGAGCTTGTGCAAGCGCTTCCGAATCGACCTGAGCTCAATCCAAACCGCCCCGAGGGCAGCGATGATCGCCGCTGTGAACACGCCAAGGATGGAGAGGAGATCTGTCAGGGATAACATCAGAATCTGACCTTCATCTGGGCCGCGACGACGGGGGAGATATTGCCCACCTTGGGGAGGCCCATAACGTTCAGCCCGACATTCTTCCCCTCGTAGGACATCATCGGGGCGAGCATGGGGAAGAATCCCCCACCGCGCATGTCGGGGTAGCCGTTGATAGCTCCTGCCATCAGGCCCGCCCGCAAGCCCTCGATCGAATCGAGCGGGCGCCCAAGCAGAGCCATTCCAAGATAGCGGCTCTCCCGATCCACACTGTTCCGAAACAGCCCCGCCGCGATCTTCGCCCTCGGGGAGATATCATACTCCGCACCGAGGCCTGTGTTGTTCTCATTGTATCCTGCAGCCCGATCGGTATGATAGGACTGGAGGCCCGAGGGCGAGAGCCAAAGCTTGGAGGGGTCGAAGGGGTCCATCAGGCTAGGGCGACGCTCTGGATCGCGCCCGCGTTGTTGTAGTAGAGCTTCGTCGTTGCCCCGCCCGTGTCTCGCCATACCGTCCAATTTCCTGCTTGGAGATCGCTAGTTGTAGGAGCTGCACCTCCAGATCGCGCCTTGGCATACATTCCAGCGTTACTTGCACTGGTTGCAATACCCACAAGATCAGCGATACCATTTAGAGTAATAGTGTGTATCAAAAGGAGGTCTGCACTGTTTGCGGCGTTTCGGGCTGAGATAGCTGAACTCGAGCCGCTGCTGTACGGAAGGCATATAGCTCCTGTAGCGGAGGGGTTAGTGCCAATTTGTAGCGTCGTTCCTGCTATTACCACATTCGGCGTAATCGCCAAGCTCCCCGCCGTGGTCGAGATGGTAGGGTTCCCGCCGTTGGAGCCGGTGACGGTGATATTGCGGTTTGCGGCGGCGGTGTGGAGAACGTCAAACTGCTTCGAACCGGCAGCAAGAGCCCCGCTCGTTATTGTCGTGGCGGTGAAAAACTCCATGCCTCCGGCACCCTTCGAGCCGAAGCGCATTCCAATGTTTGTATCTGTACCATCAGCCCCAACGAGCACAGTAAGAGTAGAAATTCCGCCAGCCAATACAACTTGATTCGAGGCATTTCCAGCAAGATCACGGATGCTAACTTGCGTCTGTCCATTGTTCGTCCTGAGCGACAGCGATCCGGTGGTGCCGGAGTCGATGATAGGGGTGAAGACTGCCTTGATACGATTTGCAGCGCGCCCTATGCTTTGTACATTGTCTCCGTTAGACGGGTAAAGATCGTAATTGTCTGCGGACGGGAAAATTGCCCAGCGACTTGACCCGCCTATTTGCAAATCAAACCTAGCATCAGTGCCCGTTCCCATCAGCGGCGTCACCACGCTCGTGGAGGCGGTAAGCGTTGTCGTCGAAGTCGCGCCCGAGAACGTCCCCACCCCTGTGACGATCAATCCAGTCGCATCGAATCTTCCTCTCTGCGTCCCCGCCACCGTTACCGCGAGTTCGCTCGCCGCGGAGCGATAGAGCCCTGTCCCAGTGTCTGAGACATTGATCGCGGGCGTCCCGACGCTGCCCGCGACCCCCGTTATCCCAACATTGGTTGCTCGAAACCCTCCGAAGTTGATATTCGCCGTCGCGGTTTGCTGACCGTCCTTGGTCAGGCACGTCGAGAGCGCCGTGGCGATATCATTGATCGTATTATTGAAGTGTGTGGACGATATCACCGTCTGCGTGACGACTGGGAAGTCTGCCGCCGGTGGAGTGTAAACGCCTGCGCCCGAGAAAGGCATAATGTTGTCCTAGTATTGTTGGGCGACAGCGGCCGCCGGTGCTCCCGACACGATTGGGTAGCCTGTCCGCTGGAGGAGTTCGTCGATCAGGCGCTTCCGCACAGAGATCGGTTTGTCCGCTAGGGCGGCGGCAAGCTCCTGCGGATTGAGATACTGGCGGCCCGCCAAGGTCGTCACGCGATCTTCGAGGTTGTGCCCGAGCTTCTTCGCAACATAGTTAGCGACCATCGCGGGGCGGGAGAGGAGATTCGGGAGGAGGTTCTCGGGCTGCATTCCCGTCCCTCCGAGGTTCGTCCCGCGGGCGAGCCGCTCGAACTGGGCCTTACGCCCAAGGTCGGAGCCTACGGCGTTGACCGCTCCAAGCTGTTGGGGTGTGAGGATGTCTGCGAGGCTCCGCGATGGCCCGCCTACCTCGGACTTGATCAGGCTCTCAGGACTCCTAACGGCGGAGGCGAAGCTCGCAGCCCTCTCACTCGCGCCAAGGGGGGCAGCTAGCTTGTCCTGGAGTCCCTGCCCGATTTCCATCTGATTGATGGGTTTGCTCATCTCGGAGAAGCGGGCGCGGGCCGTAGCATAGGCTGGATTCTTCTCATCCATCCAAGCCGTGAGCTTGGCCTTGACGCCCTGCACAGCCTCCTTCTCCGTCGAGGCGAGGGCGGTATCGCCTGTTCGGCTAAGCTGTTTGTCCAGCCCGACCTTGACATAATGGAGGAACTGGGTGAGATTGTCCTTCGCGTTGATTCCCTTCGACGCTGCGAGGTCGATGGCGTCGGGTATCGCCCGCTTGAAGAAAGGGTCCTCCGCGAGCTTGGCGAGGGTTGGATCGGCCTTAGTCGTCTCCACGAAGGCCTTACCATAGTTCGTTGCGGCCTCTCCTGCCCTCGCAGCCTCCGCCGCCGCAAGGTCCGCGGACGTCTTGGCGATATCACCAATGGCAGCAGCCCGCGCACCTTCTTGCTCTCCCGCCCGGGCAACGAACTGCCCCGACACCGCAGGGGCGGTAGATACTGCCCTCTGATGGGCCGCAAGAGCGGAGGCCTCTGGGATGCCCGCTACGGCTTCGCCCGCGGTGGGGCGGGATCCAGGGACAAGCTCGCGGGCGGACGCCAAAGCCTGTGCAACCTTCTGCTTGGCTGAGCCAAGGAGCTTGTCTTGGAACCGCCCGAGGATGGCCTCCGGGCCTCCAGGGATGATAGGCTCGAACGCTTTATATACCGTGCTGAACAGCCCCTTCGCGAGGGCACCCGCGGGCGGGAGGGCGGCTCCGAGCGCTGCGCCCGTCCCAGTCTGCATCCCCTTCTCCTTCCAGAAGTCGCCCTTGTCCGCCGTCGGCGTTGTGGCACCAGCCACGGCTCCTGTAGCGGCGCTCCCTACAGCCTTCTGCAGAAGGCTCGCCCCCGCAGGGATGAGCTTGCCAGCCTTGAGGACAGCGGGCGAGGCGACCTGCCCAGCGATGCCCGCAATGTCGAGGCCCTTGTCCCCATAGGCTTCACGCCCGCGCCCGATCAGTTCTCCTGTCGCCTTGGCGCTCTCACCTCCAGGCAGTCCAACATGGCTCCCGAGTTCGAGCAGCCCGCGGGCGGGTTCGAGGAGGAACCGCCCGGGAGCGCTGCCCGCAATGAGCTCGGCGGGCGTAGCGCCAGCGGTCGCCCTAGCTCCTGTCGAGATCGGGTCTGTCGCAACCCGCTCCGCTGCGGAGGGGCCGGACTGAAGGCCCTTGAGCGCTTGCAACCCCGCCGTCGAGACCTTGGACAGATCCCCTCCCTTGAGGGCGAGGAGGTCCTCCGTTGAGAGGGTGGAGAGGTCAGCCACCAGCGGCCTTCCGTCGGGCGAGTTCAGCATCTATCGCGGCAGGGTCAGGAAGGCCAGGAGTCTGGTCGCTCGCCCTCCGTCCACCACCATACTTCCGGTATATCGACTGCATCTGAGGGTCGAGGAACCGTTCCTGGAAGTCTGCCCGATTGCTCTTCGTCATGGACTTGTACTGCTGCTCGTGTCCCTTCATCTGCTCGACAGCAAACTTCATCGTCGTGTCGAGGTCGCCCTCGAATTGGGCTTGGCTGGCATGGCGGGCGAGGGCCTCCGCGAAGTGCTTCCTATCGTCCAGCGCCCCTGGTCCTGTAAGGACCGCCTTCGCCATCTCGTCCGCGATGAACTGCTTGGCGAGATTGACCTGCGTTGGCGCGGCAACGCCGAACTCTTGCTGGAAGAAGTTGCGGGCTTGGTTGAGACGGGGGATGTCGGTTGGATTATCGAGTGTCTTGAAGAGCTCCTTCGCCGCCTCGACGTGACGGGCGAGGGTCCCGAAGGCCCGAATCTGCGGCCCGTTCTTCTCGATGAAGTTGATCTCGCCAGCCTTAGCGACAGGGAAGATCGCAGCATCGTACTGAGGATTGAGCTCGGAGACCCGACGCATCGTGAGGGCTGCGCCCAGCGACCTTGCTGAGTTCCCAGTATACCCTGGCATCCTATACTCCGCGATCATCCTCGCGGTTGCCTCCACATCCTCAGGCGTCGGGACCCTATTTGGATCGAGGCCACGGGGGAGGGGTGCGGTCTGAGTGTAGGGATTGACGGGCTGCACGACATTGCTAAGGTTCTCAAAGCCCATCTTGAAGGGCTTCTTGACGGCTCCCTCAGGCGGGTTATTTGGATCGTAGAAGCTCGTCGCGGGCTCGCCCGACGGTGTGGCGGTCTCGAAGGGATGATAAGTCGGCCTTGGGGCGATCTGCCGCTCGAGGAGCTTCTCCGAAATCGCCTTGAGGGCGGGCCATCGGCTCGCTACCTGAGAGGCCTCGTCGAACTTGCCCTGCCCTGTCAGGTCTGTAACCTGCTTGGTCGCTCCTTGCAGCCCTTCGGAATAGCGATTTGCGAGGGCGGCTTCGCCTTGATCCACACCCTGCCCAGCCATCGCTCCAATCCCTGTCTGGGCGATATGGGCGAGACCCGCAAAGGGGCTGATTGGGACAGGGATGCCACCATAGCCTGTGGGCTGGGGCATGGGCTGCATTGCCCGAAGCATAAGCATGTCTGCGAGGGCCCGCCGACGATGGAGCGCCGCCGCCTCTCCTTGGAGCTCGGGCGGGTAGGGCGAGACGGAATAGCCTTGAGTTCTTGGGTCGAGAGTGTCTGCCATGATATCGTGACCGTCTATGATACCATATCCGATGATGGGTTCGTCAGGGATTTTTGGTTTCTCATACTGCCGCCATTGCAGGAGCGGCATTCATGAGGTAGGACATCAACCCCATCGACCCAAGCCCATACAGCCCGCCCATCTGACTATTGTACTGCCCGGCCTGTATCCCATAATTCTGGAGGTTCGCCTGTCCTTGCTGCCCGGCTGCGCCGAGATAGTCCGTTCCAGGTACACCCTGCCCGCCGGGCGCTCCTGGGAAGGATGGCATCCCGACTTGCTGCCCACCTTGGAGGGCCGCGATCATGTTGAGCGGGAGCTGGCGCTTCGAGAGCGCCTCCGAGACGGCTTGCTGGCGGGACGAAAGTCCCATCCCGTAGTCTCGGGAGACCTCCGCCCCGGCCTGGCTCGTCGCGGCGTCTCGCGCATCTGCGTAGGCTCGCTGCTTCGACAGGTTGAAATCTCCCATCGCCCGGGAGAATCCCTCTGTCCCGGTAGCGAACCCTTGGTTCGCAAGGCGCGTCCGCTCGGCATCCTCAGCTTGGGAGAACTGTGGGTCGAGATAGCGAGCCTGCCTCCCATAGATCGCATCCGAGACGGACTGGCGGGTCGCATTGAGCTGGTCCCCAGAAGGGAGGGCGGGCATCCCGCTGTAGTTGATCGGGCTGGTATCCAAGCCTTCGATGAGCTGGCCCGCCGCTTGGCCCGACTGGGCCTGGTTCTGCTGCTGCTGGTTGAAGATAGCCTGCTGCTCGGGGGAGAGCGTAACGGTCGAGGTAAACTGAGGGATGTTAAAGCCATTGGCACCAGCAGGGCCAGGCAGATTGCCTAGGATACCACCAAAGTTACCATTGAACCCCCCACTCGACACGTCAGCCCCTCCAGAGGAAGACGACCCCGGAGCAACCCCACTCGGCCCGACATGGGTCGTCCCAGTCTGGTTGAATGAGAGGGAGCCCCAAGGTGTATTCGACCCTTGCATCCCCATCAAGCGGTTAATAATCGCCGCCGTGATATTGCTCTGGCCGGTCTGGGCAGCCGCCCCAGTGAAGTCAGGCGGCGCGGGTGCGTTGGGCTTCGACATCGGACTCTCCAATCCAGCGGCATTCCCGCCGCAGCATTCCGTATGCGATCAGAGCATCTCCTGTCGGGAGTGCTTCCCTCAAGGTCCCCTCCTCGACGAAGCCGAGGTGGAGGACGAGCTTGCGTAGCCGGGCGTGCGAGCGGGAGACGAGAGCAGTGACGCGCCCACAGCCGAGCTGCTCAAAAGGATATGCAAAGATGTGCCCGAGGAAATCGGGCGTACACCAGATCCTCCCAGGCTCGGCAGCGACGTGCATCCAGATATCAGGGCGGTGAAACTGGTTATAGAGGATAACAACGACTGGCAGGAGCCCTGACACCCTCGCTATGATGCTAGCGTTCTCCCATCCCTGAAGGGGCTGACCTGTACGGGCACAAAACCATGCGAGGAGGGGCCCGCGGGGCTCGGTCAGCATGATATCCCCATTGCGAAGGACTCCGTTCACGTCACACCCCCCACTCCCCGCTCGAATACGAAGTCCGTTGAGGCCCATTGTATCCCAACCTGGTTCGTCGCGACCCGAAGCAGGAGGGCGAAGCAGAACCCTGGCACCGCGGCTGCGGTTTTCCAGTCCTTCTGGAGGATGAAGTCTGTGCTCCAGACATCGACATCCCAGATCGCAACATCCCACAGGGCGCTCGCCCCGACAGTGTATGCGGCCACGCCCATAGGCTGGCTGTCGTTGAAGTCGGCGTCTGCACCGATGAGGAAGGAGACTGGGCCGGTCAGCATGAGATTCGGGCGAACGAGCTTCAAGAGCTTCTGGTCGTCCGAGCCGAAGTAGTTGAAGGCTTGCTTCCCGTCGGTGACAATGTTCGCCCCGAAGTCGGACGGTCCAGTCCATGCCTTCGCTGTGCCATTCGAGCCACTCCGACAGAAGTATAGCTCCCCATTGAACACAGCGAAGCACTCCGCATCCCATCCACTGAACTGGCACCACGACTTGTTAATCGTGTTCATGACGTACTGGTAGTGCAGCCCGCCCTCGACGTTAGGCACATTGATGATGACAGCACTCTGACCCGGATACACAGTGGCGTCCCACCCAAACACGGACTGGAACAGGCGGGCCGCAGTCGTAAAGGCCTGTTCGATCTTGTTCGTCATCGCTTTCTGACGGTCGATAGCGGCGGTGAGGAGGGCTTGGGATAGCGGATATGCCCCACCCTCGATCAGAAGGATCATGTCCCCGCCGAGCTTGGTAAAGCACCTCCGCCCGATCGGGCGCCCGACGAAGAACACTCCCACAAGCTTCCACGCCGCGGCACTCCCTGGATTATCCCCCTGGAACACCGCAGCCTCCCCCTCCGAGGTCACGAACACGGCGAGGTCATCCGACCCGGTCCCGCTGTCGATCGTCCAAGTCCCCATCGCCATGACGAACCCACCCCGGGAGAAGATCTGGTTCATCGGGAACTCGACCGCGGCGCCTCCGAGAGAGGAGACCGGGAGGTACCAGAAAGAGAGCTTCGACTTCTCAATGAAGAAGAGGCGCTGTTTGAAGGAATTGACGTGGATGATATTTGTCGTTGTGACACCTGTGATCGCAGGGACGGTCCCTCCGTCCACATTCGTCCAAGTCGTCCCGTCGTAGTAGAGAATCTTGTCCGTGCCGTTAGCCGCAATGAGATATTCCGCGCCCGACGCCACAGCGAAGTTAACATGCTGCAGCTTCCCATTCGTACAGGTCACTGTCTCGGCAGCGCCCACCGCCCCGCTTGCGGTGACGTTGTACACCCCCGAGCTCGTCCCGCTAAACAGCTTGTTCGATCCTGTGGGACCGTTCCAGGGCATCAAGCTCTTGCCGAGGGCTGCCATCCCCGTCGCCCAGTTTGTTGCGCCCCCACGAACTTCGCAGTAGGTCGGGCGGGGGAAGATATTAGTCAGGCGGATGGCGTCCGTGGACTTCATCTCCGCAAGGGCGTCCCGGGCGTTCCAGCCGCCAACGGGGGCGGGGACAGACCTCGTGGCGTTAAGGGACCCTGTGAGGCTCTCGCGGACCGTCACAGGCATCCGACGCTCGGCCTGCTGAACGGCGGTTCTCATGGCGGGATGGTGCTCATGAGGGGGATTGTGATGGCAGGGCGAAATCCTTGGTAGCCGCCCACAAGGCTCAACGTCCGGCCGGGCTTCTCGCGGGCGAGCTGGTCCTTCACCAGATCCTCGTATGTATTGAAGTCCTCCGCATAGGCGAAGCCCTTCTTCTTGAGCCAGCGCCAAGTCAACCCCGCGAGGACGATATCGTCTTGGAGCCGAATTGTGTCCGTGTCTGCGGCGAAGCGGGCTGCACCCGCCGAGGTCACGCCCGCGAGGTTGACAAAGTTGCTGGTGATGTACTCGAAGGCGACAGTATGGCCCGCCGTCATGACAGGGATCGTTATGAGCTGATCCCCTCGGAAGCGGAACTGGTTGTAGGGGCCTGTAATCCCCATCGTCTTGAGATAGCTCCAAACCTGCGGGTCGAGGGAGCCACAGATCGGGATGCGGGAGGTTCGATCCCACAGAAGGTTTGGGATCATGTAGCGGTAGCCGTTGAGCGCCACAGGCGCCGATCCGAAGCCCGCCGCTATGGTCCCTTGGGACTCCGTGGCGAGGGAGGTGAAGGTGTATTCGTTGATGAGGGTCTGCCACGGCCCGCGGGCCGCAAGGGCAATACACTCCTCCTCAAGGACGCGGAGGAACTGTACTACTCCCGAGTCCGTACTCCCGAGGATTGCAGTCGGGACAGGGAGTCCTTGCCGCCCGGCGAACTCCTTGATAACTTGGAGGACCGTGGTTGCCATCAGGCTGGGACCCGTTTCAGTTCCATGTTCTCTTTCTGGAGCTTCTCGATCAGCTCACGCTGGCGGGTGTTCTGAGCCTCCAGATCGGTCTGCTTGATCTCGAGGGCGGTCATGCGGGCCGCAAGCACACCCGTCGAGCTCGCCGCTTCGAGCCAGTTTGTGGCTTTGCGCTTGAGCTCAACCACGCCCATGCCGAAGCGGGCCATGCCCTCGGAGTTCAGGTTGGCGAGGTCCTCCACAGTATGGATATTCATCGCGATGCAGTTCTGCTGTTGGGCCGGGCTCAGAGGAGGCCAGCCTCGGATCGGCGTACCGTCGAGGGGGAGTTCCTCCCCTTTCTTGTACTTCTCGAACGCCCGCTCATACGCCTCGACGAACTGGGAGGGGATACGGCCTTCGCTCTCTTCGCGCTTCAGGCGCTTGATCCATTCTTCCGCCTCGACCACGACAACATCCTTCGTCCCGGGCGGGGTAACAAGGGCGTAGATCACGTCCTTCCCGACCCAGTGACCCTTCTTGATCGTCTCGTCCCGATCTTCGATCGGGCGCTTCTCAAACCGCACATAGGCGGGCCGCTCACGCATTATTTCAGCCATTGGAGTGTCGCTCCTTCAGAGGTTGGGGTGGCTCGAGGGCCGAAGCCCCCGAGGGTTGCGCCGTTATGTGATCTGGCCTTGGGCGAACGGATACGCGATCTGACAGATCGAGAATCCCGTCCACGTCCCGGTCAGGGTGATGCTGCCCGTCGCCGTCGAGTTTTTGTCCCCGAGCGTCCCGACCGCCGAGCCGGTGTAGACCGTCCGCCCGTCAGGGTCGAGCTTCGCTACCACGGTCGAAGCGGGTACGCCTGTTCCGCTGAGCGCTGCCCCAAGGAACAGCCCATCATACCCGTTTGTGATGAGGCTGCCCGTCCCGTTCGTCGTCTGAGTGTTAGCGAAGGTCTTGGTCCCAGTCTGGGAGAGCCTGTTCCGGACGTTGACGATCTGCTTACCCGCGGCGAAGGCTCCGATCTGGCCCACGCCCGTCAGCCCGACGCTCGCGTCCGCGGCCACCGTAGCGGAGGCCTTGATCGGCGTCAGCCCGACGACCATAAACCAGCCGAAGGTGAGGGTCGCCATCGAGCCCATTGCGACGCAGGCGGGGAAGCCCTGATTCGCCGCGTTGGGCATCCCGACCGCGAGGTAGGTCTCGTCGAGCACGCACAGGAGCCGCGGGGTGATGGCGCCGGACGCCTTTGCATAGACGAACTCCCCCCAACCCCAGTAGGGATCGACGGCGCTCTGTTTGGTTCCCAGAGCGAAGCGCTGGGTCGTGTCCGGCGTGAACCAGTCATTGAAAGGCTGGTTGCCCGCCGGGGTGTTGAGTGCTGCGTACATTTTGGTTCTCCTTGAAAGGTTGGCGGGCGCGGGCTACGCCTTGCCGACGCATTGCAGCCGTCGGTTCGAGGTGACGAGGTTGCCCTGCCAGATCACGGGGATCACGGTCCCGTCTTGGTTGTAGGGGCGCAGTCCGCCCTCTCCATCCAATGGGGTCATGTCCGCGTCCTCGTGGACCACGAGCTCGAAGTAGTCCGTGTTGAGCATGTAGAAGTGCGAGGTCGGGATACCGGAGCCACCGTCGAAGATGACCGTCGCGTCCTTGTACTTCATGCTCGTGAAGCCCGCATTGACTGCGCCCGCGCCCTCTTCGACATACCTCTTCAGCGAGACCTGGGAGAGCTCGAAGAAGGTGAAGTAGTCGTTCGACATCACGATGAGGTTGGGCTTGTCGTCCCCACGGACTTGGTTGAGCCACGCCCCGAGCAGGAATGACTCGAAGGTCGTCGCCGAGAGGGTAATGGCGCCACCACCTTGCAGCGGGGCCGCTGCAGACTGGACGGCGTTCTGCCAGAAGGGAAAGGCGGACGAGTCAATCCCGCCGACTGTTCCGGTCCCGGCGTCTGCGACAAGCGCCTGGAGCCCGTTGACCTGATTCGTCAGCGTCCCATCGCTGTACACATCGCTCGAGAAGTTGTTCTTGAACGTCCGGATGGAGTTCTTGATCCGAGCCTTGACGAGGTTGATGAGGCGGGACTGCCCCTTGTTGATCCGCATGGTAAGCCCGTCCGCCACGACGTTGACGGCGATCTGCTTCCAGGAGAATTCCGCCGAGGAGATCACGTCGCTCTGTGAGACGTTTAGGACATCGAAACCGCTATACCGCTGATAGGTCGAATTCGCGGCGTAATCGAGCGGCGCGACGATCGAGAGCCCGCCATCCTCCTTGCGGGTCCTGCCGCTCCTGCTGAGATACGCCAACAGGGCGTTGTTCTTGGAGATGTTGTCCTTGATCTCCGTGTTGTGGTTGCGGAAGGTCGTGGACACCAACTCCGTAAAGGTGCTATTCGGGGAGGGCATGATGCCTTATCCTTTCATGTTCGCTTCGAGATTGCCTCGGCGGTGACGGGGAGAGCTTCCTCCCACCCGACCTTCGGGGCTCCGGTGGTTTTGTCCGTCGGCTTGCCACGGACGTTCGCGAGTCTCGCCTTCTGTGCAGCCGCTGCAGCAGCTTCCCGCTCCTTGCGAGCCTTCTCCGAGGTTTCCTTGTTGAGGGCCTCGATAGCTTTGGCTCGGGTAGTCGGGTTAGCCCAAACGGCTTGGTCATACGCATCCTGGAGGGACAGGTTCTTGTCCGCATTGAGCAGGCGCACGATGTGATCGGCGACAGCATCGAAGTGGGGATGCGCAGGGTCGGCGGCGAAAGTTGCGACTTCCTTGTCAATCACAGATCGCTTCTCGGAGACCTGGGACTGGATAAACTGGTTGAGGTTGGAGTGCAGCCCGTCGAACTTCTTACGGAGTTCGAGCTCGACAGCGGTGGGCTGCTGAGCGTTCGGGTCGGGCGCTGCGCCCGCGATCGTCCTCGGGTCGATGCCGTAGTTCTGGCAGATCTGGCCGAGCATGGCCGCTTTCTGTTCGGGGGTGCCTTGGCTCAATGCCCAGTCCGCGTTCATCAGCGCCCGAACGGCCTCGGCGGGGTGCATTCCGAGGGCAGTGATACGGGGCATATACGGCTGGAGGACTTCGTGGAACTGAGTATAGGCTTGGTGGCCTTGCTTGTATTGCTCCAGCCCGTTGAGATAGTCCTTCTCGCGGGTGTTGGTCACATAGTCCTGGAGCTCGCGGGGCATCTTGTCCCAGTGAGGGGCGAGGTCTTGCTTCCAAGACTTGGGGAAGGCGATGGGCTCGACTGCGCCCGGGACAGCAGGCTTGGCGAGGGAGGTGACCGCAGGAGCCGCACCGGGCGCAGGCTTCGGGTCGAGTGCTACGTCGTCGGGCGGGGGCTCTGAGCCCGGTGCTATCTCCCCAATGAAGTCGTCTACTGTCTTGTCAATGTTTAGCTCGATGTCGTCGGGCATCTCATTCTCCTAAGCGTTGAACTACGGTTGTTGCCCCTGAGAGGATTTCTTGCTCGAGGAGCTCTTTCTTTCGAGAGGGCATGGCGGCGACTTGGCGCTCCACACTCTCGTCAATCGTGGCCTCAAGGCGTTCATTCTCCCTGAGCCTGTTCCGTTCGTGGTACTCCTTCTCGCCAGTCTCGTAGGGGCGGCAGCCGCTCCGGCGCAGGTCCTCGTGTCGGGCCCTCCTCCCCTCAACCCACCGCCCGTCGATCGGGCTCTCATAGCCTGGGAGGTCCCCTCGAACCACCGGCGGGAGGATGACCTTCGAGCCTAGGCCCGCGCAGGTATGGACGACGGTCTGACGGTAGAGAGCGAGCGGCATGAACCTCTCGAATCGCGCTCCACAGCCCCGACAGTCATAGACGTAGATTGGCATGTTAGCTCAGTAAGAGAAGATCGTCGTCCTCGTCGTCGGGCGCAGGCTTGAGCGTGACGAGAGGCGTCGAAACGGAAGGGAGGGGAGCCGTAGGCAGCCGCGCAGCCAATGCAGAGCGGACCTGCGTAGTATCGACGCGAGGCGCTGCAGAAGCTGCGTCGGGTACAGGTTCGGGAGTCTCTTCGAGCGGAAGGAACGGCTCCCCGATACGGTCGATGAAGGACTCGGGCTTACGCTTGTCTCCCTTGACATAGACAACCCTGCGGCGGGGATGGACAGCACTCGACCCGCCAAGGCCAGTGTCGGGGACTGGAGGTATAACGTCGGGCCCGGGCGGGAGGGGTGGGGTGGTGAAATCACTCTGGAGGGCAGCCTGAAGGCTCCGCGCAAGGAGGATATCGGTAGCTTGGAATGGGAAGAACTGCGGGTCGAACGGGACCGTGACGATAGGGCTCGGGTCGATAACCCATAGGCTCTGCAGAGTGTAAGGGATGCTCCGAACGGCGGGCTGATCCTTTGGTATCCACTCCAGATGCTGTGGGTCGAATGCGGGCGCAGCGAACTGGAGAGGCTCGACGGTGAGGTCGAGCGTGCCTCGCGGGGCTGCTCGCCCGACAACGGGCGACGGTGTCCAGCCAAGCTGCTCAGGTTTGTAGAGTGCCTGGAACGGAGGCTGCTGGAAGTCTCCGAGCTTGCGAACCTCTGGATAGAGAGGCCAGCGGCCCGACGGGAGCCAATGCAGCCCGGCAGGGCTGTAGAGTTCGTAGAACGGCGGATAGACGGATTCGCCAAGACTGCGCCGTTCGAGAGGTCGGGCCGGCTCCCCTCTCGGAAGCCACGCCAACGCTGCGGCGACAGGCTCCCTCCAAACCGGGCCGGTGAGAGATTGGTATTGGATGAGCCCACGATCAGCCACATTTACCAGTGACCTTCATCAACAAGCTTCTGATAGGGGCGGCATTCCCAGCACTCCGCGCCGCCACAATGAGGGCCATTGCACTTCATGCACCAGCCCCTCGTTCGGCCCGAGCCGGGCACAATGTGCCAGTGGAACCCACAGTGAACACACTGAAGCGTGTCCATCTCGATAACCCCGACTTCGGGGTCGTCGATTCGGGCATAGCCAGCAGGTCTCATTCATCCCACGCCAAAGTTGCGTTGATATTCGGCGTTGCGCCCGAGGCGATGCTCCGCAGCCCGAGGCCGTTGGCCGTCCCGACAGCAGACTTGATCTCGCGCCCGGGGTTTGCATTCCAGGTGTAGGTCGCACGCTGGTTGAGCGAGATTTCGAGCTCACCATTCGTTTCGTAGGTCGGCTCGGTCATGGTGCCCTGAAGGGCGGTGCAGAGGCCCGACGTGCCACCGGGGTCGGCGGCCTTCGTAACCAATGCCGTCCCGCCCGTCGCTGCGACGGTGTGGCGCAGGAGCTGGAACTTCGTGGCGATGTCCGCGGGCGCAGAGTCCGACGCGATAATGAGCTGGTGGATCGAGGGGCGGGCGGAGGCGATTGCCGCCACGAGAGCGATGGTAAGGTTCGTCCCCGCCGCGGTTCTTCCTACCACATACATTGCTGGCATCTTAGTGCTCCTTTAAGTTGGCATTTCTTCTGGCGGCGTCATTCCTGAAGCCACCATTTGCGGCGGTAAGACCAGGGGATCGTTTCCATGCTTCTCCATCGCGGACATCAGGGCAGGGTCGAATGCAACCACAACGGGCGGGGTGTAGGGCCACCAGTTCGAGGGCTGGAAGCGGGCCGAGCTTATCCCGCCGAGGCCCGGGCTCAGGCCGGGATGGAGGGCGTTTCCAAAGTTTGCGCCGAGCCCGGATGCGACGAGTGGCTTGAACGCCGCGCCTATCGCAACCGCGGTATCAGCAACCGCCTCGGTCCATGTCGGGTTGATGCTTGCAGCGGTCGTCTGGACTGCATCCTCAACCGCATAGGTCGTATCAGAGGCGCCCGCGGGATCAGCCGACACTGTAGTGCGCTTGGTAAACGCTACCGGGCTTGTCCCTGCCGTATACTGGGTGCTGGTTGCGGGGTTCCTGTCGTCGTTGATGAAGCTGACGATGAGACAGCCATCCACGCTCGGGGTGAAGGCTCCGGTCGCCATTCCGTTAGTCGCGGTGCTGCCGGTGATGTTCGCAAGACCAGCCGACCCGGCATCCAAGCTCGCAGCAGCGTTCCCGCTCCACTCCCCAACCCATGTCCCATTGAAGGTTGTGGGCGTCGCCGTGATGGTGATGGTGATAGAGCCTGTTGTCGCTGCGACGGCCCACCACATAGAGACACCAGCCGCGTTAGTCGTATCCTTGATAGGCGATGCGCCTACCGGAGTCCAGCTATTGACTCCGTCTGAAATCGTGGGAGTGGAGGTTCCGTCGCCACAGGCAAATCCACAGACGATCAGATTCCCCGCCGTGACGGACTTCGTTACCGTCTTGGTAGAGGTCGCGGCTCCTGAGACGAAGGCCCAAGCCATGAGGAGGATGCTAAGAAAGAGTCTCAACATGGGTCATACGGCTGAATTGCCCCAACTCACGACACGATACTCGTCGAGGCGGAAACCGTTGCCCGCGCCACTGAAGGATTGGGCGGTTTGGAAGTCCAGCGTGTTTGCTACGGTCGAGTCGAATCCCGTTCCTACTGCGGGTGCAGTATTCGGCATGATGATTGTGTTGCTCAGGGTCGCAGAATCCGCACCAGCCGTTCCGCCTTGCTGGATCATCTGGCCCGACAGTACTGCTATCCCCATAAGGGCCGCAAGGGTGCCATTACCGACGGTGCGACAGGAAAGCTCAATCTTACCTTTGAGAGGAATATTCGTGTGTGCTGTGGTTGTCAGAGTAATTGCGCCGGTGGTGAATGCGATCACCGTGCCGACCTTGATATTGATGGTGAAGGTGTCTGGTCCCGTTACGCGATTGGAGATCGCCGCGAGGAAGTCGATCACGAGGAGCGAGCCACGCTGGAAGAAGTTCGGTGGAAGTGTGGCTAAGCCGCTCGCTGCCTCCGTTGCCGTCGCAGTCGTAAGCATGGACTGCGTGGTCGTGTAAGTATTGTATTGCGTCCCAGCTAGCGGGATCGTCGCAATCAGTTGGCCCCAGCTTTGTGATGCCATCAAGTTCTCCTAAAGTGGGGCGAACACACCAGCCGGTGCGACGACATAGGCTACACGAAGCGTGTCACCTGGGTTCACAAGGAACGACCCTCCGAGCAGCCCGACATTATCGAAGGTTCCATCGTCCTTAGAGGCTTCAATGGTTGTCACCGTGCCTCCAGAAAGCATAACTTGGATTCGGACTCCACACGCGTTAACGAGGGTACAAGGAGAAGAGCCGAAGACAATGGCTGTCCGAGGGCCTGTTACCATGTTGTTTATGGTAACTGTTTCGATCGGACCCAATGCAACGCGAGAGGCCATTTCTCATCCTCCCGTTGGAACTTCGACCATACCAGTAGTCTTCCCAGTCTTGTCCTTCACAAGCTTGCGCTCCTTCGGGGCGAGGGTGGCCTTGGTCAGAGCGACCACCGCGGCGTGGAGGTCCTTCAGGACACCTTCGGTCGATGCGGAGGCCTTCGCATGGGCAGTCTGGACATCCTTCGCAGCCTTGTCCCGAACGCCCTGTTCGCTAGCGTGAGCCTTCATCTTCCCATCGAGCTCTTTGACCAGGGCCTGGACCTTCCCCACGGCCCCGTCGAAGATCTGCTTGTGCTGCGATAGGGCAACCTTGTTTTCGTTGCGCTGGGCTGTGGTCACAGCGCCCGACTGGATTCGGTGGATTTCTTCCTTCGCTTGGAGGCTGGCCTCCCTGACCTTGAGATCGGCGTCCTTAGCGTTGAGGTCTTGCTCGCGCTTCAGGAGAAGATTCTGCTGCTGCAAGCCCTGAGAGTTGAGTTTCTCCGACGCGAGTTGGGCCGCGAGGGCCTGCTCGCCCGACTTGTCTTGGGCCTGGGGTTGAGGGGGCTGCATCTGACGGATGAGGTCCTCGACCTCCGAGCCGAATTCATACTGGCGGGCCACGCCGAGGAGCATCGCCTTCGCGGCCTCGATCGGGAGGACGCCCTCCTGCACGAGGGGACCCACGCCGTTGAGGAACTGACTCATCGCAGCCATCAGCTCGCCCATGTTCTTCTTGGCCTCGCTAGCGTCGGGGTCAACCGTGCTGTTCGTCTCGATGTCGATGCGATATTCGCGCTGTAGGTCGTTCTTGAGGAGAGAGAGGACATCGCTCCACTTCGGTGGAGGGGGCGGGAGTTGCGGAGGAGGCTGGTTTGTCGCCATAGCCTGCTGGGTTGCCATCTGAGCTGCTTGCTGGGCTTGCATGGCCTGCTCATCCGTTAGGTAGGGCAGCCCAGTCATCTTGGCCCAGGTTTCGGGCATAAAGCGGTTCACCGCGAGTTCGAGCATGATCCGAAGGCAGTCGCGGGCGTAGCGCTGGACCTCCTTCTGGGGATTCTTCATCCGGACAGACCCAAATTGTGCCTTCAACTGCTGGGCTCCGAGGGTCTCGCTCGCCTGGGTGGACCCACGCATGATGTCCGCGAGGCCCATGATCTCATAGATCACCTGCTTACAGGCTTGGCGGGCGATGTAGAGTTGCTGGATAACCGTAATGACCTTGTCAATCGGCATGAGCCAGATGTGCTTGTCCAGCCCACCCTCTCGGGACATGGTCGAAGGCTGGTCGGTGGGCTTGAGGTCCCCATCCTCCCCCTTGAGGGCATCCTCAATGGATTGCATGGAGGAATCGTACACACCGCGGACCTTGCACATCTTGATAAGGGAGTTGATCCGAGAAGTAAGAGTGTTGAGCTCGCGGGCCTGGTTTTCATACTCCACGTAAGGCGCAGTCGGGGCGAGGTTCCCACTCTTGGCGATCAAGCGCAGAGGCTTCGGGGTAGGGAAGAATCCCGAGAGCTGGTAGGGGTCATCGCATTCCTTGAGATAGTCCGGAATGCCAGTCGAGACAAATAGGAGCCTCCGCGAGCGCTTGTCCCAGATCTTCCAGACCTTGGCGACCTTACGATCTCCCTCGCGGGTCGCGCTGTCCTTCGTCTCGCGGTCTTCGTCGCCCTCGGTGGAGTACTGGAGCTTGGTGGCGAGCTCGAGCCCGAACTCGTCCTCGGCCTCTTTGCGCTCGAAGTATAGCTCGAACGCGACCCAAGGGACATCCTTCCACTTCTTCGCGTAGCCGAAGGTGTAGCGGTTCCAGAGACAGGTCTCGGGATAGACACACTCCGAGACGAGCTGGGCGGGCGCCGCGGTGTCGGGCTGGCCGTCCGGGCCGACCGGATGGGCCGTTTTGCCATCGTAGCAGAACTCCATCAGCCCACGCCCGGGCACACAGGCGTCGAGGACATTCTCCTTCATCGTCGTGTCGAAGTCGTCGTATTCCTCGGAATTCGTGTCCATGAGGAAGGTGAGCATACGCTCCGCGGCGATGGAGGCGGCTTTGCCGAGCGGGTCGGTGTCCTTGAAACGGCGCTGCACGATCGGGCGGGGCCGGGCACCATAGAGGGCGGGAAGGAGGATCTCCGTGTTGGAGAACAAGATGTTGAAAGGGACCTCGTCCTTGAGCTCCCCCTCGTACATCTTCCAGAGCCTCTTCCCCTCCTTGCGATAGTCGTCCTCGCGTTTGCACGAGGCTTCGATATCGCCAAGCCACCGCTTGACCTCAGCGGGTCGGGTGGAGGGGGCTTCGGGGTCGGCCAGAGCGGTCACTGGAGTCCGATAAGGAGGGTGGCGGTGGTGTTCGTAGCCATGACTTTAGTTACACGGATCGGGAGGATTGTGCCAACGGGCGGGGCAGTGAAGAGGACATCGTCGCCCGACTCCATGATGACACGAAGGTTGCCCGCCCCGCCAATGTAGATACCACTGTATGCTTGGAGGACAGTGTCATTCGTCGTGATTGTCTTTGCCCCGCCGAACCTTGTATTAAAAATGCTCATGTGATCCTCTCTGCCTCAGCGGCAAGACGGCGGGCCTTCCGCCCGGCGACAAGTTCATTCCAAGACATCTGACCCGGAAGCTTCGGGAACATCGAACCCTCGTTCAAGAGGTTTTTCTTGAGCAGCGGACGGGACATCACAGCGTAGCGGGTCTCGTCGGCGGCGTGGTCCTCGCCCTCGGTGTCGATGTCTTCGGGCTCGCCCTCGTCGTGTTGCTGAGTGGGGAGCGTGCGGATCGTGTCCTCGCAGTTCTCGCAGAAATAGAGCATGGGGAGGCCGTCCTCGCCGAGGAGCATCTGCCGAAGCTGATCCCAGCCTGAGAGGCGGCGGTTGTCCGCCTTGAGAAAGGCGACCCGGCGGGCTGCCATTCGGGCTGCCTTCGAGGGGCCACCGTCTTCGACGAAGAGGGCGGGGTCCGCCACGCCATAGCCGATGTGCTCACCCTCCTCTCGAAGGGATATGCCCTCCGCAACAGCCTCCGCGGTCATCTTGAGGCCCACATTCGAGCTGGCTGCGCCGTACCATTCACGATACTTTAGAAGGGCGTTCGGAGGAAGTCCCCAAGATCCATCACTGAGGACATACCAACCCACGCAGAATGGCTTAGCAGACCCCCAATCGAAAGAGCGAAAGCGGCGGGCGATGTAGGGGATCGTTTCGAGGACGCTGACGGGCAGGACATGACGGTGAGGGTCGAAACAGTCGAAGAATGACCCGATGACGACATCCCAGTCTCCCTCGAGCCAAGCCTTGACGAGTTGGGCGCTGCCCTGTTGCTGGAGGCGGGCGACATAGAACGGATCACTCTTCATCAAGATCATGTTGTCCGTCAGGCGGGATGGGATAAACACCCTTTCAATCTCCATGACGGTCCCGTCGAAGGGGTTCTTGAAGGCTTCCTTCAGGATCTTGTACCCGCGGGGAGCGGGGTCGATGTAGCGAGCCTTGACCCAATTATGTCCCGGACCTCCTGGATTGCCTGTTGCGACCATTTGGGGGATAACTCCCTCGCCTGAGCGGAGCGTTGCTCGGAGCTTATTGATCGGTTCGGGCGAGGGGAAGTTGGGGATTTCTTCGACTCCGAGGAAGGTATAGGAGTGGCCGATGTATTCTTCGGCGTCACTGTCTCTTTCCAGATACCGGAACCGCAGTACCGCACCGTTCGGCATGGTAAAAGTGGATTTCTGGTCATTGTACGCCCCTCCAAGAGGGATAAAGAGGACCTTCGCCCGGGCGATCATGTCCTCGAGCTGTTTGAGGCGGCGGCGGACGATGATTCCCTTCGCCCGGGCACCCCATCGGGAGCAATGCTGGAGCCACTTTCCCAGAACGGAGTCCGTCTTCCCCCCGCCCCGGGCCCCACCGAAGAATATCTCCGCGATCGGGCACTCAAGGAAGTCGGTCTGAGGGCCGGGTTGGGGCTGCCAGATGACTTCGGGCGGTTTCATCAGCTCGGTGTGGCGAAGATCGCCAGCACGATCAGTATAATGAGGAGCATACCCCAGGACATCAGTATGATCCTCCACCGAAGGGAGGGCGGCCCGGCATTGCTTGGGGAGCCATCGGGCGGATGGGGGGCGCCCCCAACATCTGGGGCGGCGGGGCCATAGGCATTCCGCCCTGCATCCCCTGCATAGCGCGTTGGAGGAGAAGACGGCGGATCGCAGCTTGGGCTGCGGCTTGGCGGGCAACCATAGCGTTGTTTCCTTCCATTCCAGGGCCCCCGAGCTGGAGGGGACTGGGGTCCATGTAGCTTGCGGGGTCAGCGGGGTTATCCATAGGGCTTGGGCTGGCGGGACATGAGGGCGCTCGCCACCTTCGCCCGCGGGCTCGAGACCCGGGCGGGGAGCTTGCCCTGCGAGGGATACTCCGCGGCCCACCGCTTGGCGATGTCGGGATGGCGGGCAAACATGAACCCTCTCTGGGCGACGGATTTGAATGGCATCACGCTTCCTTGACGACGATATAGCGCGTGTTGGTCAGGTACATATCGTCCCCCGTCATCGAGGTCGGGTAGGCGAGCTCGATTTCCTTCACGAGGGTGTCGGGCGTTGGCACGCCGTTCTCATTCTGGACGCCCTTGTCCCAGATCTGTACAACTACCTTGTAGTTCGCAGTGTCCGCGTTCTCGATCCGAACTTTCTTAGTCATGGTGTCTCCGTTGGTTGTGGCAGCGTGCGGCTATCGGCTACGCCGATCGGGCTGGAGTCTACGCCCGACGACCTACGGTCGCTGGGGGAGTGCTCCAACGTGCGCCCGCGAGCCCAGTCCTCCGACGTTGCGGCGGCGGGCGGGAGGGCCACAACAAACGTGTTCTGGTTGATATTGACGCTCTGGTCCCGGGCCCCGTAGCCTAGCGCTTTCGATGCCGTCCCCAGCACCCCAAGGGCGAGGGCGGGCGGACAGTTCGGGGCGAGGAGCTTCTCGTGGAGGACCTTTTGCGACTCTGTAATCAATGCACGGAAGCGCTCTTCCACGGTTGCTCGAAGCTCGGGCGAAATGACCTCATCCCGCCTCTTCGCCAGAGCCGCCTGAAAGGCGTCCGAGTTGATGATAAGGCTGATCCAGCTCGCCGTATAACCATAGCGGGCGGCAAGCTCGTTCTGCGTGACTGCGGGATTCGCCAGAATGGCATCGATGCAGTCCTCATGGGTGTAGTTCAGCTTGCGGGGGCCCGGGGATAGAGGGCGTGCTGCGCGGGCGGGAGGCAGCGGGTCCCCTCTTTCGAGGAACGGGCGTTCCAGGTCTGCGAGGAGAGCATCCACGCCCGAAGTATAACCCGTCGCCCACATGGGCGCAATGGGGTCGGGCGTGACGAATCGGAAGGAAACTTCCAGTCTTGGCGCTGTTGTGACGGCGAGAGGGGGAGTATCCAAGCACGGGTATGATATCATAGTCGGGTACGGATTGGCTACGCCAGTTTGCGCGAGGATAGAGACCCCGCCTAAAGCCCCCAATCCTCAACCCCGGCCTGCCGCTTGATACCCCGGGCATCGGGCTGGACGCTATGCGCAGGGCGTGGATATGATTAGTGAGCGCTAACTCATGCCTTGGATGGCGCAGAGCGATGATGCATGGGCACCATTTACTGTCGAATCGCTGACAGTGCCGTAGAACGTCACAACCTGACGCAATTTGCGTCACATCGCGGGAGGCGCCTCAACAGGATCAATGGATTAGGTCAGGCATGCTGTTTGCATCTACAATGGTATGGCATGGATAGCCCAATGATTGGGGGCGAGCCCCTGGTTCCACGCTAACGGTACGGTCGCCCTACACCAAACGGGATGTCGCAATGGCGGGTCGCCTAGCGGCGCAGGATGTCGATCAACCAGACGCAATGCCTAGCCTCCACTAGGGGCGATATTGCCCTTGGAGGTTACCATGACAAATGACCATTGGGATACACCACATTCGGACGAATCCGGGCCGAGCCGTGTTATCGTGATAGCAACCTGTCTGGCCGGGAAGGATAGCAGCCAGGTTGTAATGCACATGACGCCAAAAGAAGAAAAGGAATACAACGCGGGTATGGCGAAACTCGCGGAATGGGGTTAGATCGTGGCGCGTAACATCGCGCCTAGTGGAGGTTAGGCTAGCGTCATTCATAGGAGTGTTAGATCATGCAATCGAAAAGGAAGCAGAACGCTGTAGTCGGGCACACGGTAGACGATTCGGGCAAGATTGAATTCAAGTCCGAAGCGGGTAGTTTCATCGTGGATATGATGGTTCTCTCGGCAGACGTGGATTTCAAAATGCTGCCGCCACTGATTCAACGTGCTGCGATACACGGCGTGATTCAAAAGGTCTCGGATCGTGCCGCCATCGGGCGAGACCCTGAGACAGGGGCTAGCGCCACGCCAGAAGAGAAATTCGCTGCGATGAAGGAATGCGCCGACAGGCTGATGTCGGGCGGGCCGTGGAACGCCGTCGCAACAGGAGGGACGGGATCACAGGGGGGACTGCTGTATCGGGCGATGAAAGCGATCTATCCAAACGCCTGGTCGGACAGGACATCCTTCGCGACCTACATCATGCAGAAGGCGCTGTCAGAATCGGAACGTCTCAAGAGAAAAGTATCCGAGACCGACGTGCGGGCCGGGCTGATGGCTGTCAAGAGGGTAGCGAAGGAAATCGACCGGATTCGGCAAGAGGAGGGCAAGACCGTGGGCATCGACGCGGGGGGGATGCTGCAGGAGCTCGAAGAGGCAAAGTAATAAACGGACGGGGCGGGCCGGTATGGTCGCCCCGTCTGCGCTGAGGCCATCAGGAATGCGCCCAAACGCGCCACAAATGCGTAGGAATGCATAATGGATGCATCGGGCCGCACGGATATCAACCCATCGCCGGGACGGCGAATTTCCCGATTCCCCCAAATTCCCCCCAGAATCGGCCCAAGGGGGTCCCCGACGGATGGGTTGGGGGGGGGGGGTGGCACGTTCCCACCCTAAACCGATGACGCTAACTCAAAGGGGCTCGAGGCGATAGGGGGATATATCTCTTGG